TTTAGAACCTTGGCTGCGAAAGCACCAAGACGGCGCGACTCAAAACGTGACCACAACGCACTACTGATGACAGGAGCGGGTACGCCAAGGTCCACAGCAGCATGGACAGTCCAACGACCTTCCCCACTATCGGAGACGCCCCCAGCGAAATTACTAAGCTCTCCATCCCTGCGTAGTACATCCGCAGTAAGGTCAAGTAACCAAGACCCAACAACACTACCGCGGCGCCAACACTCAGCCACTTTAGCAACGTTAATATCATAACAATAATCTTCTGGGCAATCCATTGGAGCGACCTCAGCATCTCCCTCCTTAACGTACTTCGACCCAGCATTTGCTTCATGCAGGATATTAAATCCTTCTGCATATGCTTGCATGATTCCGTATTCGATTCCATTGTGAACCATCTTTACGAAATGACCAGCGCCAGGAGCTCCTGCATGAATCCAACCGAACTCTTCAGGGTAGAGAGTATAACCGTCTCTGTCACAGGTTCGTGGGGCAGCAGAGATGCCTGGTGCGAGGGCATCAAAGATTGGGCGGCAAGTGGATACTGCAGAATTTGCACCACCAACCATAAGACAATATCCACGCTCCAGACCGTAAACACCACCACTAGTGCCGCAGTCAATATATTGGATGCCCATCTTAGACAACCTTTCTGCCCTCCGTCGAGAGTCCTTAAAATTGGAATTGCCATGATCAATAATAATATCGCCTTCCACACAAAATTGTAATAACTCATTTAGTGTGTCCTCTACTGTCTCTGCTGGTACTACCATCATAAAGACTCCAGGAGATTTGGCATCATCCTGTGTAAGGGTTCCCTTACTTGAATGAACTACTTGAACAAGGCCTTCCACAGAAGTGGTACATCCACTGATATAACCCTTTTCAAATTGTTCTTCAGCTTTTTTATAGTTGTTGCGATAGCCATGTACTTCGTGTCCTGCTGCGATAAGACGGCGGGACATACCTTCTCCCATCCGTCCGAGTCCAATCATTCCAACTTTCATTTGAATCCTCCTTTCGACTTCGACTTTTTCTTGTTCTTTTTGATATCTAAAACTTGTACGGTACACCCACCAAAATTACGAACTGCTTCAAACCAATAAGCTCTCAAGTGATCGTAATCATCGAATAGTAATTCTTTTTCTCCATTGTATGATAGAACGTATTGATGTCTATCATATGGTTCATCCGAGGTTTGTAAAAAGTACCTTGGATCTGTCGGGTCAATAGTGGGTGTCATGCGGGATAATCCCAATTAGTAATTGAATCTGTTTTTTGTTGAGGTCCCCAAGAACCATAACTATACAAATAAGGAATAGTCATGATAGGGCACTTATCTCCAGTGCAGAGAAGGTCATCAACGATTCTCCAGGATTCTAATACTTCTTCGGAGTGAACGAAGTTGGATTGGTTTCCTTGAATTGCATCATACAATAATTTTTCATACCCGTCAACTCCTAACCAATCTGGATAACGATGAGTAAGAGTTGCAGTCTCTACGTCATTCTTGAATCCAGGTGCTTTCATATCAATTCTGATATCAAAGTGTGGATGTGGTTGAAGACGCATCACAATACGATCATTATATTCATGTCCACTAAACAACTGTTGTGGAGGAGACTTGAGTTTTACAACAACCTCAACACACTGATAAGGCATTTTCTTACCAGTCATGAAGTGAAAAGGAACACCCTCCCATCTCCAGTTATCAATATAGATATCACCCGCAACAAAGGTTGGAGTTCTTGATTCGGGATCTACACCCTCCTCATCTCTATATCCATTGTACTGACCACAGATTAGTTTAGTACCCAATCTAGATGCAGCAAGAACCTTTGTCTTCTCTCTACGAATCTCTTTAGCATCCATCTTACATGGTGCTTCCATCGCAATCAATGCAAGAACCTGAAGCATATGGTTCTGCAACATATCTCTGACTGCACCTGCAGTCTCGTAGTATTGAGATCTACCTTCACAACCAATAGTTTCGGTTGCATAGATTTGAACTTCTTCTACGTAATTCCTGTTCCAAAGTGGTTCCAACAGAATATTACTAAACCGAGTAGCAAGTATGTTATTAACAGTATCTTTCCCAAGATAATGGTCAATGCGATATACTTGTTTTTCGCGTAAACATCTGCCCACCACAGACTGTAGACTATCAGCAGATTTATAATCGGTCCCAAAAGGTTTCTCAATAATAACTCTGGATCTCTCTTGGTCATCTACAAGTCCCGCTTCTTTGAGATTTTGAATTGCATCTGCATATCTCTCAGGTGGCACTGACAGAAAATAAGTAGTGTCTTCAATAACACTAGACACCGTTTCTGGTGCTGGTTTTAGATTCTTCAAAGTATCTACTCTAGACAAATCTGCAGATTGATAGTCTAGAAGATGTAAAAATTCTTCGGGATAATCCCCACCAAGAGATTCAATCCATTGATCTCTAGTTGGTTCCCTCCTTGCAGATCCAACGATTACAAAATCACTTGGAAGTAATTTCTTCTCCCAAAGTTTATGTAATGATGGAATCAATTTACGGCGACAAAGATCTCCTGTCGCACCGAATATAACAAGTCTACTCATCTATATTGTCCAGGAACATAATCTTCAAACCCCTCACGGAGATCGTCGAGCATCTTTCCATACTCTCGGAACATTCTATCTCCTGCGATGTATTGTCTTTGACGCATCCATACTGCATCAATTAGGAGACGACGTTGCTGATCACTGAGATCCGTGAAACAGAATTGACTCATTTGATTTTACCTTCGTTTAAAAAATATTCAGGGAGTGGACATCCCTTAAAGTTGTTGATTTCGTTGACTGATAACACAAACATTGTTACGAAACCAAGGCAGAAAGCAAAAAGCATCTGGGGAAAATTATAGTTCCCCATATACGCAGTAGGATCTGGTTCATCATCATGTGGATGAAGATGTTTTGAGATCTCCTCTATTCGCTTTTTTCTTTCTTCCTCAGTTTCTTTTTTCATATCAACCTCGGTATCTTCCTGGCCATGTTAATTGCATACCAGATACTAACAAGGAAATGAAAAGAATTATGAAAAATGTTGTCATTTCATAACCTCCTCTTTTACTACTAGGTCACTTACATCTGGTGGAAATGGTTCACAATCTTTTTCTCTTACAGTTAAGTGATCGGGATCAATGATCCTCATAGCTTCTGCAAGTTCTTGGAAATGTTGGATCTCATCATTCATGATTCTCCAAATATCCTTATCATTATAATCTTCATATGCAAGATACTTTGCATATGTTTCAGCAGCGTGCATCTCTATTTCGTATGACAAATGGTATGCAGACATAGGAGCCAACCAATAATAAACCACATTGATCCAATAATAGACAAGTACGAGGTGTCTGGCGACAAAGCGATCCACCCAATAAGCACTACCGCCCCGACTTTCCATAAATTCAAGATGTTCGGTTTCATTGACTGATTGCTCGAAGTGTTCTTTCATTAAGTATACATGCCACTGACCACGCAAACCTAGAGATTCCCTTAAATGTAAGACACTCAAAAACGCAAAATAGGGTGCTCGAGCAATCTCCTCAAGCACCCAAAAACGTTGAAAGTGTCTACCTCTATAGAGATAGTCTATAATTGCAATAGTAACTGACAGTACGAACGTGTTAACCTTTTTCATGATAACCCTCCTGGGTTATTGTTTTGGTTTATCTTTTGGTTCGATAGCAGATTGAACTGGAGGGGCAGTGTCTTCCTGTTTCTTCGCTGCGGTCTTTCCGTTTCCATTTCCACCTGCCTTAGCAGGAGAAAGTCCGAAAGCCGCCAAAGAGCCAGAGAACACTGATGCAATGAAGGTAGGGTCAAAATCAAGAATTTTTTGACCGTTTGGAAGTCTTACGTAGCTAAACGTGAGAAGAGATGCGGACCAAATAAGTACGACAACTTTCACCAGATTACCAAGAACTTCACTCTTATCTTCATCATGGTCCTTATCTTCTACCTTAGCTGGTTTTGAACCACCCATATGATAGAAACAAGGCAGCTGTATTTAGAGAAGTGTGTAGTTATATATCCCTATT